GAAGATAAGAAGCTTCGGTATGTTGAAAAAATTTCAGACATCGTAACCCTGCCAGTCCTTGGAAAAGTCCACGCAGGCGACCCGAATCTCATTTCAGAGCAGGAAATTATCGACTTAATCAAACTGCCTCGAAGAATCGGAAGGTCTGCTGATTATGCACTTGAAATATCAGGGATGTCAATGATAGAAGCTGGGATAAACAAGGGAGACACCGTAATGGTAAAAATTCAACCCTATGCCGACGACAGCGACATAGTGATAGCAAGGATCGGGGAAGATTACACGATTAAGCGCCTGAAAAAGGACGAAACCGGGGAAGCGTGGCTTGAACCTGCAAACTCACACTACCAGGCAATCAAAGGAAAAGAATTTGAAATTGTGGGTGTCATCACCTATATGTTCAGAAGATTCAAATAAAATGAAAGCTGCAATCTACACGAGAGTTTCAACTCCCGACCAGGCTGTGAATGGCGAAAGCCTCGATATGCAAAAAGAAAGGCTTATAGACTATGTTAAGTCTCACAAATGGGAACTTTATAAAGCTTATGAAGATGGCGGTTTTTCAGGAAAAGATATAAACAGGCCGGCATTCCAGGAAATGATGAAGGACACAGAAGCTAAGAAATTTGATGTTTTGGTAGTTTATAAAATAGATCGTCTTTCAAGATCCGTTTTAGATTTTCACACCACAATGAAATTCCTTGAAAAACAGAACATATCTTTTGTAAGCGTAACCCAGCAGTTCGATACGACAACCTCTATGGGAAGATTGATGCTTAATATCCTTGTTGACTTCGCAAACTTTGAAAGGGAAATAAATGTGGATAGGTCAATAGATTCTTATTTAAAGAGACTTCAGGACGGAGTAAATTCAGGAACAGTGCCCTACGGATATAAGCGGGAAGATAAGAAAGTGATAATCGTCCCGGAAGAGGCAGAAAATGTTAAGAAAATTTTTTCTCTTAGTTCGCAAGGTCTTTCCATGAACGAGATTGCAAGAAAAACTGGCTTTACCAATTACCATGTGAGAAGTATTCTCACAAATCCTTTCTACTGCGGTTATTTGGTTAGAAAAAGAGACAAATACGAACACAGAATAAAAGAAAATGAGTGGAAGTGGCATAAAGGTAAACAAAAACCAATCATTGCTGAGGAACTCTGGAGGGATGTTGCAGACATGAGGAAAAGAAATATGAAAATTATAACAAAGAAAACAACTTCATTGTTTTCACGCTTAATTTACTGCCCTTACTGCAAACACAATCTCAGTTCACACTCAAGAACAACAGGAAATGGGACGTTTTTCTATTACCAATGCGACAGAATCAGTTTAAATGGAAAAGCTTGCGGCCAGTATTTGCGAGAAGAACCACTCGAGGAACTCCTTCTAAAGTATGTAAACAAAATTTTTGAAATCAGCTTACCGATACCTAAAAAAGAAGACAAAAATGATGATAAAGTAAAAGAGATTGAAAGAAAAATGAATAGAATTGTGAAGCTTATAGAAGGAGACTATATCTCTTTTGATAAAGGAAAGGTGCAGCTTGATAAATTGAAAGAGCAGAAAGCCTCTCTATTAGCCTCCAATATTATTCAGACAGATTATTCGAAAGTAGTAGAAAAGCTTAAGTAAATAAAACAAATTTATCAATATGCAACGAGAGAAGAAAGGAGTAGGTTGTGGCACATTTTAATTGATAAGATTGAAGCATGGAACGATAGAATCGTAGTCCATTGGAAGTTTGGCAAGAAATACACCATTAAAAGATCGAAATTATCAAAGCTTCTTAAAGGTTCTTCACCTGTGTGGTGGCGGCGGGGGGCGTCGTCCGTAGTAAAAGCGCACTCTTTTTTAAGAACATCAGGCAAAGCCGACCTTCTAATAAAATGCTTTTTGCCAAATCTCCAATAAACAACGAGTTTATCGTGTCTTGCCTCAATTTTATCAATTAAGATATGCCAAAATCGAGACTGCTCCTCTCGAGTCATGAAAGAATACAGGGGCCTGATTTGCTTCAACCTATCAGAAATAGAAGAATAGTCCAGTTCGATAATACGGGATGCCAGCAATGCGGCCTTTTGTTCTTTGAGACGTTCAATCTGGACCTTGCCCTGTTCGTAAGGCATGAGTTCCTCGGAAACAAGACGCAGGATTTTATTTATACGACGATCCAGAGAAGCAACCTTGTCTTCAACATCGATATCATGACGAGGAGCAGAAATATGGAATTGATAACCTTTGTCCAGAAACCTTAAGAGAAGAACAACCAGCGGCTCCTCACGGACATATTGAGAGCAAGCAGGACCACCAATTTTAACAGGGTCACATTGGTAATAATAAACGACCCGTTTCTTTTGAGTGCGGGAATGAAAGCACAGATTGTGTTCACAATAAGGACAGTAGATCAAGTGACCGAACAGAGAAGTAGACTTTTTAACAATGTTTTTTATTTTTCTTTTTCGGAGATCCGCAACCCTACGCCAGAGCTCCTCAGAGATAATAGGCTCCTGCTTTCCCTTGAACCACTCCCAGCTGCCCTCCTTAATACGGTGGTCGAACTTGTCCCTTTTACGAGCAAGATAACCACAATAAAAAGGATTACGCAGGACACTTCGCACATGGTCACCAGAGAAACCCATTTGCTTTGCAATCTGATTCATAGAGAGGCCCTGAGAAGAAAGAAGGAACATCTTCTTGACTCGTTCGGCTTCTTCAGGGACAATGACAACGTCCCTCCCTTCACGACGATAACCGAAAGGAATAGCGCCAGAATTAACTCCGTCTTGAAGTCGTTTCAAGTATGAATCGATAGCACGGTCCACGTTAATCTCCCGCTCGAAATTAGCAAAGTCAACGAGGATAGCGAGCATGAGACGACCCATGGAATTGGTAGTGTCGAACTGCTGGGTAATAGAGACAAAGGAGATCCCGTACTTTTCGAGAGACTTCATGGTGGTATGGAAGTCCAGAACAGAACGAGAAAGACGGTCGATTTTATAAACCACTAGAACGTCGAATTTCTTCAGAGCAACATCTCGCATCATCTGTTGAAAGGCGGGTCTGTTTGTGTCCTTCCCAGAGAATCCACCGTCCTCGTATGTTTTAAAAAGCTCCCATTTTTGATTTTTAACGTATTCGAGAAGGCGGTCCTTCTGCATGTCAAGGCTTTCGCCGTTGATAGCTTGGCCTGGTGTGCTAACTCTTATGTAGATAGCGGCTTTCATTTTTTTTAACCCACATTTTTAAAATAAATTAAGAATCATCATTTTTGTTTAAATCTTTTAAAAGGTTTTTACTCAGACAGGGTATGTAAAACATGCTTGACCACTCCGCGGATTTCAAACTCTTGCCTACCAAGACGGTCGACGGGTTCAAGCCAGGATTCAGATCCAACCTTACGCAATTTTTTAATTACAAAAGCATCGTTGATTTTTGCAACAACGACTGCCCCATCTTCAGCGCTTGTCTGCGCTTTTACAAAGATAAGGCTGCCTTCGAAAATACCAGCTTCCAGAAGAGACATACCCTTTACCTGCATGGCGTAATCCACGCTGTTCGCAATTACCTTCGGCATTTTGATGTAGTCCAAGGCATTACCTCCTAACATTATCCCTGCCTTAACAGAAAGAGGTGGAGATGAAAAGATGGGAACCGGAACCATGTCAGAGATTTCAATAAGAAGGCCCCGGAAAAACGTCTTCATGTCATCGTTTTTCTGCGTAGTTTGTTCAGGGAGAGATTTAAAATTTAAAAAGGAATTGACGTCAACTTTCAGTGCTTGAGCTAACCGACGAAGGGTAGATTCATGGGGGATAGTCTTCCCATTTTCAAGATAACTTATGGCGGTTCGGTCGACCCCGCTTACTTCCGAAAGCTTTTCTTGGGTCCATTTTCTTTCTTTTCGTAATTTTTTAATCTTTTCGCCAATGATTTTGAAATTGTCCATAATTCTCCTCCTTTTTGCATATTTTTAGCTCCTGTGTCTAAATATTATCTACATTTTTTTAAAAGTCAAGAGGGGAAATATTCAACAAAAGATGAGAAATTTCGAAGTTTTTTAAATAAAGTCGTTTTTATCTGTTGATTAAAACAAAAATATCGTTATAATCAAGACAACCATGAAGAAAATAATCGACACAGAAGAAACAACAGAGCTGCTGACAGAAGTAATAAGGCGGCTCGAAATAGAAAACCCACAGGCTTTAAAATCAATTTTTAAGGAGGAGAACCGTGATTACGCAAAACGTAATCGAAGACCTGCTGGAGCAGGGCAAAGTCAATTTATCGAAAGAGAGCGAGAAATCGCTCCTTAAAGACCTTGAGAAATTCAAGTATGGAACAATCAGGAACGGACTTTTAAAAGAGCTTTTTAAACGAACAGATACAACGTGGCTTCTTAAAATCGACAAATTCGAACTGTGGTTAACGCCAGAGGGATGGTGGAAAGAAACCTGCTTTTTGGGTACATTCCCGACATCAACGTGCTGGAAAAGATTACCACTTCCAGAAGAAGTAAATGGCAGATTCCAGAAATATGGTCCGCAAATAAAACTGTTTGAAATCAGAGCACAAATACAAGGACTCGAACAGAACATAAAAGACATAAGGTTCGAACTTACAATGCGTCCAGAAAAAAAGCCGATACTTTTCGACAGATTCCTTCATAAGTGCAAAGAACTACGGAATATAGATCCAGATAACGCAGAATTAAACCTTGGAATGAACGGAAAGCTCGTGGAGCTTATCGCATTATTAAACAAAAGCCAATAGGAGGCAAGGATGAAAGAATTAGCAGTTGCGTACAGCGACGAAAAAGGCCAGGAGATCAAACTCACGGCCTCTGACGTTGTGGAATACATCAGCACGGACAGCTCGGTTACCGAGAAAGAGGTGTTTGCATTCCTCAATATGTGCAAGTACCTCAAGCTGAACCCGTTCCTTAAAGAAATCTATCTCATAAAGTACAAAGATTCCCCGGCTACGTTTGTGATATCTTATCAGACACTTTTGAAAAGAGCAGAGGAAAACAAGAACTTCGACGGCTACGAAACAGAAGTAAAAGGAGAGATCCCTAACATGACCGCAACGGCAACAGTTTACAGAAAGGACAGAAGTTACCCTGTAAAAATAACTGTTAATTACAGTGAAGCGGTAAAAACGACGATGGACAGGCAGACCGGCGAACTGAGGCCTACAAC